ATGGTGCGCGGGGCTGGAAACCGACAATCCCACGGAGGAAGAGATGGCGTTCTGGCGCACGGTCTTTGAGACGCACCGAGAAATCACAGGCGGCAAGAAGCCCAAGACCGATGCTCAGATTCGTAGATGGCTCGGGAATCCGCACTCGGATGCGGCAGAGTATAAGATGTGGGGCAACGGCGTTGCGCTTCCCTGTGTGTTCTATGTACTTACAGGAATAGCACATTTCGGGCATTCGGTGTATACAACAGAATCCGCTTGCTAATTCTTCCCACGTGAGTGATGAATGTAATGACCAAAGTACATGAAGGGGGTAATCACCATGAAGGTCAATTACAACATCCAAAAGGAAGAGCGCAAGGCGATGGTCGGGATCGTCGGCAAGGTACTCGGCGAAAAGCCCGTCTACTGCGGTGCACCGACATTTTTCTACAAGATCGGAGCGTTCGAAATCACGAAGGATGGCAACCTTTGCTTCGACGATGCCCTTGACGAAGCGACTGTTGCGCGTGTGCGCACGGCACTGCGCGAGGAGGGCTTTATGTCCGAGGGCGGGGAGGACGAGGCTTCCTGCGCGGACACAGGGGCAGACGAGCCGAACCGGACGGAAGAGGCAGTGGATACGCCGCTTCAGACGGAAACGGCGGCAGAACCTGCTCCGACAGAGGAAGAGATGGCAGAACCCGACGAGGACAGCCTTTCGATCAGCCTCCCACGCAGCCTTTTCGCGGAGACCGCGCTGCAGAATCTGGACGCCCTCCTTCTGAGCAAGGGGCGGCTGATTCGTCACGCCTTCGACATCCAAGAAGCGACCTACACACTGACCGATGAGCGCATCACCTTCACATGGCTGCACGGCACGATCACCGACGAGACGGCGAAGGCTTATGCCGCCTTCATCAGCAAACTCTGCGAGATGGCGCGGACGCAGAAGCGTGTCACGGCGAAGGAGAAAATTGTGGACAACGAAAAGTACGCTTTCCGCTGCTTCCTCCTGCGCCTTGGCATGATCGGGAGTGCCTACAAAGAGTCGCGCAAGATTCTCCTGCAGAACCTCACGGGCAGCAGCGCGTTTAAGAGCGGACATCGGAAAGGAGATGAGCGTCATGCATTTTCCGAGTAGGGAGCAGATCGCCGCGCTTCGAGAGAGGTATCCGCGCGGGACGAAGGTGGAACTCCTCGCGATGGACGATCCGCAAGCTCCGCCGACAGGAGCGATGGGCGAGATTCTGGGCGTTGATGACGCGGGACAGCTTCTCGTCCGATGGGAAACAGGCTCGTCACTCAGCCTTATCCCCGGTGTGGACTCCTTCCGCATCGCAGAGAAAGGCGGCAGGTCATGAACGAGACGATTTTCACGCAGATCATGGACATCCGCGACTCCGGGCGAGTGAATATGTTCGACATTCCCGCTGTTCAGCGGATGGCATTTGAGATGGGGTTCTACGAACTGGTCTGCTTCATCGAGGAAGACCGTGCGGCGTATGTACGCTTTATCCTCACGGGTGAACAATAGCCGATAATTTAAGTCCTTTGCACAGCCTTTCGGGGCTGTGTTTCTCTCGAAAATAAGTGTAGTTTATCCGAAATATGACTTGCTATATTCTGCGTTTAGAGGCATATATACACATGACAAAGGGAACAACCTACACACAGAAAGCGAGGAACACAAAATGAAAAGCGCAGAAGCAAGATGGCCGAAGACCACCACGATGGAGCACCTCGATGAGATGCGGTTCGGGACGAGCGGCGCGATCCTGCGGTACGGCGAACAGATCCTTGTCGTCGGGATGGAGTGTTGGGGCTTCCACGCAGCCGTCTACGAGATGGTCGAAACGCCGGAGGAGACGGGATTTGCGGATATCGAATGCCGCTTGAACCTCGTCGAAGCCAGTGCGGAGCTTTTCGAGGACGGCGGGCACGCGATGGCTTGGTGCATGAAGCGCATCTAAGCCGGGTCGCACACAAAAACAGCCCTTCGGGGCTGCTTCTCGTTTCTGTGTTTTTGAGTCGCTGACAGCGGCTTTTTTTGATGGGGGTGATTGCTTGCGGAAACTGACGGACTATAAGCCGACGGAGTTCATGGCAGAGGACGCACACTATGACAAAGCAGCTGCGGATTATGCTGTGGGCTTTATCGAGTGCCTGTGCCATACGAAGGGGACGTGGGCAGGAAAGCCCTTTGAACTCATTGACTGGCAGGAGCGCATTATCCGAGACACTTTCGGAATTCTGAAGCCGAACGGGTATCGGCAGTTCAACACGGCATATGTGGAGATTCCCAAGAAACAGGGAAAACAGCTTGCTCTTGACACGAAAATCCCTACACCCGATGGATTCACTACGATGGGCGACATTCGTGTCGGAGATACCGTTTTTGATGAAAACGGACAGCCCTGCCGTGTTGTTGCCAAGAGCGATGTGGATGATACGGAGCAAGCCTATCGGCTGACCTTCCGCGACGGTTCGTCCATCGTGGCAGGGGAACGGCATCTCTGGAATGTGGAGTATATCATCGGCGAGCCGCGATCCGTCCTTTGGACTACGGGTGAAATCTATCGCCGAACAATGAAACATCGGGCGCGGTATGCAGACAACGACAAGGAGTCACGCTGCTCCATCATCCGTATTCCTGCGGCAAAGACGCTGCAGATCGAGGAAAGAAACCTGCCCGTTGCTCGCTCCTGTTTTCATTATCTGGCAGATATTGAGCTGCTCCCAGAGAAAGTTCCCATGCAGTGCATCCAAGTGGACAGTGTAAGTCACTGTTATCTGGTAGGGGAATCCTTCATTCCAACCCACAACAGTGAACTCGCCGCCGCCGTTGCACTGCTCCTTTGCTGCGGCGATGGGGAGGAACGCGCCGAGGTTTATGGCTGCGCCGCCGACCGGCAACAGGCGAGCATCGTGTTCGAGGTCGCAGCCGACATGGTGCGTATGTGTCCCGCACTCAGCAAGCGAGTGAAGATCCTTGCCTCTCAGAAGCGCATGGTGTATTTGCCGACGAACAGCTTCTATCAGGTGCTTTCGGCAGAAGCCTACTCGAAACACGGTTTCAATATCCACGGCGTGGTATTTGACGAGCTGCATACACAGCCGAATCGCAAGCTCTTTGACGTTATGACAAAAGGCTCGGGCGATGCGCGTATGCAGCCGCTCTACTTCCTCATTACCACAGCGGGGACGGATACACAGTCCATCTGCTACGAGACGCATCAGAAGGCGAAGGACATTCTGGAAGGGAGAAAGATTGATCCGACCTTCTATCCCGTGATCTATGGAGCGAAGGAGGATGAGGACTGGACAGACCCGGAGGTCTGGAAACGGTCGAATCCGTCCCTCGGTATCACGGTCGGCATCGACAAGGTACAGGCAGCCTGTGACTCTGCGCGGCAGAACCCTGCCGAGGAGAACAGCTTCCGACAGCTGCGGTTGAATCAATGGGTGAAGCAGTCCGTGCGGTGGATGCCGATGGACAAGTGGGATGCGTGTGCCATACCCGTGGATGCAGAAGCCTTGGAAGGTCGCGTCTGCTACGGCGGATTAGACCTTTCCTCCACGATGGACATTACGGCATTTGTGCTCGTGTTTCCTCCGACCGAGGAGGATGAACCGTTTGCCGTGCTTCCGTACTTCTGGATTCCCGAGGAGAATATCGACATTCGTGTACGCCGTGACCATGTGCCCTATGACGTGTGGGAGAGACAGGGCTTTCTTATGACCACCGAGGGGAATGTGGTTCACTACGGATTTATCGAGGCGTTCATCGAGAAACTGGGTGAGAAGTACAACATTCGCGAGATTGCCTTTGACCGATGGGGCGCAGTGCAGATGGTGCAGAACCTCGAAGGGATGGGCTTTACCGTCGTTCCCTTCGGGCAGGGCTTCAAGGATATGAGTCCGCCGACCAAGGAGCTGATGAAGCTGACGTTGGAAAAGAAAATAGCGCACGGCGGGCATCCCGTCCTGCGCTGGATGGCAGACAACATCTTCATTCGCACCGACCCTGCGGGGAACATCAAGGCGGATAAGGAGAAGTCCACCGAGAAGATTGACGGCGTGATTGCGCTGATTATGGCACTGGATCGTGCGATCCGCTGCGGGAATGATACCTCGGAATCGGTGTACGAGAGTCGCGGCGTATGGGCATTTTAGGGCGATTGTATACGCACATATGGTCTTGCTATTTCTGTGATAGTACGGGAATATACACATACCGAAAGGGAAAACCGAAGAACCAAGAAACGGAGGAAAAGAAAATGAACAAGCAGGAAATCGCCAAGATCATCGAGAGCAAGGCTGCCGAGTACGGATTCAAGCTGCAGGAAAACACGATGGGCTGGGCAAACGAGAGCGACCACGACAGCTACATCCGCATCGAGGTTCGCAAAGAGAGGGATTATGACAAGACGGATTGGGAAGCCCGCAAGGTTTTCTGGGACATCAAAGCCAACGCCGGCATTTGCCAGATGGGCGGAGATCCAACACCGGAGGAACTTTTGGAAGCCGCCGACGAGATTGCGCGGGGGGCAAGATTCACAGCCGCAATCAACAGCATGGAGCTTTCCTGCATCGAAAACTTCTAAACCGAAATGAGGGAGCGCCGCTCGGAAGGGCGGCGCTTTTGCTATCATCTTTTGAAATGGAGGTTTCCATGAATCTATTCAGCAAACTCTTCCGTTCGCGGGACAAGCCCAAGAATCATCTTGGCGGCTTGTCCTTTTTGTTTGGGCAGACGGCAGCGGGCAAGGCGGTCAACGAACGTACTGCCATGCAGACGACGGCGGTCTACGCCTGTGTTCGCATTCTCGCAGAATCCATCGCGGGACTGCCGATTCACGTCTATGCTTACAAAGGACATGGCAAGGAGCGCGTGTCGGAGCATCCGCTGTACTTCCTGCTCCACGATGCACCGAATCCCGAGATGACGAGTTTCGTATTCCGCGAGACACTTATGGCACATCTCCTTCTGTGGGGAAATGCTTATGCCCAGATACTTCGAGATGGCAGAGGGCGTGTTCTCGGACTCTATCCGCTGCTCCCGGACAAGATGGAGGTCGGTCGCGACAGTCGCACGGGGGAACTCTACTACACCTATACGCGAAGCACGGAGGAGAATCCGAACTTCAAAGATAAGGGGCAGATTCGGCTGCGGCGTGAGGATGTGCTGCATATTCCGGGACTCGGCTTTGACGGTCTTGTCGGATACAGTCCCATCGCTATGGCAAAGAACGCTATCGGGATTGCCCTTGCGACGGAGGAATATGGCGCGGCATTTTTCAAGAACGGTGCGCGTCCGGGCGGCGTTCTTGAACATCCGGGGGTTCTCAAGGACCCGTCGAAGCTCCGTGAGAGCTGGCACGCCGTCTACGGCGGCACGATGAACACGGGCAGGATTGCTGTTCTTGAGGAAGGTGTAAAGTATCAGCAGATTGCCATTCCACCCGAGGAGGCGCAGTTCCTTGAGACGAGGAAGTTCCAGATCGACGAGATCGCACGGCTCTATCGTGTACCGCCGCATATGGTCGGGGATTTGGAGAAATCCTCGTTTTCGAACATCGAGCAGCAGTCCCTCGAGTTCGTCAAGTACACGCTGAACCCGTGGGTCATGCGTTGGGAGCAGTCGCTGCAGAAAGCACTTTTGACGGATAAGGAGCGGAAGGATTACTTTATACGCTTCAATGTGGACGGGCTTCTGCGCGGAGACTACAAGAGCCGCATGGAGGGATACGCCATCGGGCGGCAGAATGGGTGGCTTTCTGCGAACGACATCCGCAGTCTTGAGGACATGAATCCCATCGAGACGGAGGAGGGCGGCGATCTGTATCTCATCAATGGAAATATGACAAAACTGAGGGACGCAGGTTTATTCGCCAACAAGAAAGGAGACGGCGATGAAACGTAAATTTTGGAACTGGGTACGGAACGAGGGAGAGAAGCGAATCTTGCTCCTCGATGGTGAAATCTCGGATGAAACGTGGTGGGGTGATGAGGTTACACCTCAGATGTTCCGCTCTGAGCTGAACGCCGCCAAGGGAGATATTGACCTCTGGATCAACTCACCGGGCGGGGACTGCTATGCGGCAGCACAGATTTATAATATGCTCATGGAGTATAAGGGGAATGTCGCCGTCAAGATTGACGGGATTGCCGCTTCTGCTGCATCCGTTGTCGCAATGGCAGGATCAACGGTTGAGATTTCACCTTTGGGGATGTTGATGATCCATAATCCGATGACCGTTTCCATCGGAGACACGCACGAGATGGAGCGGACAATTACGTTCCTCTCTGAAATCAAGGAGAGCATCATCAACGCCTATGAACTCAAGACGGGACTTTCCCGTGCGAAGATTTCACGGCTAATGGATACCGAGACGTGGATGAACGCAAAGAAAGCGGTGGAACTTGGATTTGCGGATTCCGTTCTCTATGCGGACCTTCAGCGTCCTGTGACGGATGCGACAGACGGGCTGATCTTCTCCCGTGCCGCCGTCACGAACTCCCTGCTCTCGAAATTCGGGCAGGGAACACACAATGTCGATGCAGAGCCTCTGAAAAGACGGCTCTTTTCTATTTCACACTAACGGAGGGATAAACACATGGATAAGATCATGGCAATGCGCGAGAAGCGTGCGGAAATGTGGGAACAGGCAAAGCAGTTTCTGGATTCTCACGAAAAGGACGGTCGTCTTACGGCAGAGGATGCCAAAGCGTACGAGCAGATGGAAAGCGAGGTGCTTGCGCTCGGGAAGGACATCGAGCGCATGGAGCGTCAGGCGATTCTCGACGCGCAGCTCGCAAAGCCTGTGACAGCGGCGATCACCAACACTCCGGGGGCTGCGTTCAATGCAGAAAAGACGGGGCGTGCAAGCGAGGCATACCGCGTCGCAATGCTGAAGGCACTCCGCACGAACTTTCGTCAGGTGGATAACGTCCTGCAGGAGGGGACGGATGCCAGCGGCGGCTATCTCGTTCCCGAGGAATACGACAAGCGTCTGATCGACGTTCTGAATGAAGAGAACGTCCTGCGTCCGCTTACGACGGTTATCACCACGAGCGGGGAGCACAAGATCAACATCGCCGCCACCAAACCTGCGGCATCGTGGATTGAGGAAGGCGCACCTCTTACCTTCGGGGACGCGACCTTCGACCAGATCGTCCTCGACGCGCACAAACTCCACGTCGCGGTCAAGGTGACGGAGGAACTGCTCTATGACAACGCATTCAACCTTGAGAACTACCTCATCGAGCAGTTCGGCAAGGCACTCGGCAATGCAGAGGAGGATGCGTTCCTGAACGGCGACGGGACGCACAAGCCGAAGGGACTTCTTGCCTCGGCAAAGACATCCGTTACCACGGCGGCGGCAGACCTCAAGGCAGACGAACTCGTGACGCTCGTCTACAGCCTCAAGCGTCCCTACCGCAAGAATGCGGCATTCATCGTCAACGACCAGACGCTTGCCAACATCCGCAAACTCAAGGATGCGAATGGCGCATATTTTTGGCAGCCGTCCTATCAGATGGGCGAACCCGACCGTCTGCTCGGCTATCCCGTCTATTCATCGGCATATATGCCTGCTGTCGAGGCGGGCAAGACCGTCATCGCGTTCGGCGATTACTCCTACTACAACATCGGCGACCGTGGGACACGTTCTCTGCAGGAACTCAAGGAACTCTTCGCGGGCAACGGCATGGTCGGCTACGTTATGAAGGAGCGCGTGGACGGAAAGCTCGTCCTCGAGGAAGCGGTGCAGACGCTCAAGATGAAGGGGTGATGTATGTTTGCGGCAAAGAAGGGAGGTGGTTCTATGCTTGTGCCGCTTGCAGCAGTCAAGCAGTACCTGCGGATTGACGGGGATGAGGAGGACGATCTCCTCATGCACTTTGCGGAAACGGCAGAACAGATTTGCACGGCACTTCTGCGCGTGAAGAAGCTGTCCAAGGTCGAAGATCAGGCGATTGTGCGCGTTGCAATCCTCTATGCCGTATCCTATCTCTATGAACACAGAGAGGAAGCGGATCACAGAGGGCTTGCGCTGACGCTTCGCTCCCTGCTTTTTGGTGTGCGGAAGGAGGTCTTTTAGGTGA